GACTGTGCTTATAGTACCATCAGCGTTTTTCACTACTGGTCTATTCTTAAGGTCAATATTACCTTCTTCAACTGGTTTCACTTTCATTGATAATTCACTTACATTCTTAGTAAAGATGTCTTGATAATATCTTGTATAGAATTCATTAGACACTTCATTAGGGCTCTTACCTTGCAATGTGGAGTATGCTTTTAAAGCTGTGTTTATACGACCAACATAGTTAGTATTAAACTCTTCTGATCCTCCTGTAGCAATGAGTGTTCCGTCCCAGTTCTGACTGATACGAACCTTCTCATTAGGGTTCTCAGCTCTATACTTCATAAAGTTATTATATATGACTCTGTTGTATTCGTCAACACCTTTTAGTAATTGAGATGCTTGATACTGATCAATATACTTAGCTGCCTCTTTAAACTTAGGATCACCTATTTGTTTAAACATTTCTTCCATCGCACTAAACTGTTTCTTTTGTTGGATAGTTCTATCTTTAGTAGATAGGAAATCAGAGTCAAAGTTGATGTAACCAATGTAGTTATCTAAAGCTTGCTTAAATACAGGAACAACAGTAGCATCCCCCTTGCTAATGCTTGTACTAGCAGAGTTTAGATAACCACCATTGATTGACAACTTCTCACCATTTTGTAGAACAATAGAACCTTTTTGGAACACATTCTCTATATTTGCTTGTTCTTTTGGATTAGCTTGACCTTTTTTCATCTTTTCTATAATGCCAGTAACTGCTAAATTACCATAATTAATTAAAGAATCTTCTAATTTATTATTTAAAGCAAACTTGTTAAGATATGGAGCTAGATCACTTAATGTCTTAGTATAGACAGGATCAATACCCATGTTACGTAGCTCTAATTCAGATAACTTAGTGTTAATCTTAGAATTAGTTTCAAGGATCTCAGCATAGTTCTTACCTGTAGAATCATTCTTAAGAGCTGTAACTACACCATCTAGTTGTTTATTAAAAAAGTCAGCTGCTTCTTTAATCTCAGGTTTATTATAGAACTTACCAAACTTAGTATTAAAGTCTAGTTTCATTTGGTTAGCTAACAAGTCTAATGTAGTAATCTTTTTATCTAAAGGAACATTAGGATCTTTCATTAAAGTATTGAATTGAGATAATCCAGATCTATAAGAATCATTAACTACAGACCACTGAACATTATTGTTTACAATTTCTTGTAATTCAATTTCATTAACATTTTTCTTGGTAGTAGCTAAACGTTCTATATTTTTAGATATACGCTCATCTTCCATAGCTTTAGTTACTTCTCTATCTAAAGCACCATAATCAAGATATTCTTGACCATCTTCACCTCTAATCTTAGGAGCTCTAAGTAAATACTTTTCACCTAGTTCTCTTAGGTTACGACGTTCTTCCTCTACAGTTTTTCTTTGTGCTTCATATAAAGCAGAGTCTAACTTAATAGTTTGTTGAATGTTATTTAGATCTAAAGTTTGTTGAGCTTTAGATAAAATCTCTCTACTAAATCCAGGATTCTTTGCTAGAGCTTCACGAGTAAGCTGATTAATTCTAGATGTAAACTCATATTCATTAATCTTACGTTGATCTTTAGCTGTTTGTAAGAAGTTTACTTTATCATTAATAGTTTTAACGATACCAGGAATTTCAGATTCTTTTAGGGAAGGATCATTTAATCTATCTTGCATAGTTTTAATATCAAGATTAGTTTGTGCAAGATAAGTAGGACTTTGTTTTTGATAGTCCTCAATATCCTTTTTAATAGATTGTTCTATATCACTAGTAGCACTATACTTCATAACTTCCCCTGCTACTTCTGAAACAAATCCTAAAGTCCCAGCTAATTGAGATACATCATTAGCTATTAATCCAGCCTTATCTGATACAGGATTAGCTGCATAGCTAGGTAGATTCATTGTTTGTGAAAAGCGTTCTCTTGCCATTATGGATTTTCCCTTCCGTGTATCAAATTAAGTAAATTGAATGTTGACTCATTCTCTTTATCTTTTAATAAGTTTTCTAATTTTTGATTATTTTTATCGTACTCACCATTCATTTTAGTCCAAGTATATTCAATTAGACTACGTTTAAGAGTTTTTCTAGTCTCTTTATCTAGTTCTAAAACTTGATCTCCAATTTCTTTAAGTGTTGTTTTATTCCATTTTACACTATCTTTGTCATGTAACACTGATAAGAAGCTATTCATTAATTGGCGTTTCTTAGATTCAAGTTCAGGATCATTTTTAAGTTCAGGATCAGAGATAATCTTAATGATTTCTCTGTGAATATTAGACGCCATGTCTTTTATCTCAGTAGTTCTATCTTTCTTAACCTTACCAGCTGCCCAGATATCTTCTTCTTTAGTAGTTGTAAAGCCAATAATTTGAGCAAAGGCTTCAGCACGAGTAGCATTTAGACCTAAAGGTTTACCTTGTTTAGTAATTTTATCTTCAATAGATAGCATTAATTGAGCTTTAGCCCAGTTATCCATACCTGAAGCAAAACGTGAAGCTTCTAGTACTGTTTTACTAAAGTTTTGTTCAGATATATCTTTAGTTACAAACCAAGAATTAAGAGTATTAATAGTATCAGGAATACGACCAATAGCTGATAAAGCTGGGAATCTAAATCCACTAGTATCACCATTTAACATTTTAACCATCTCTACCATTAAGTCAATATATGGAATACCTAAACCAGACTCACCATATGGATTAAGGTCTTTAGAGAAGTTAATCTTAGGATCTATATCATCACCAGCCAAGGCTTTGAATAAAATATTCATAACTCTATCATAAACACCTTTTCTGATCTCTTCTCTAAACTTAATAATGTCAGGATCTTGTGAGGAAGCTAAAGAATCTATTAACATCTTAGTACCCCAAACACCATAAGCACCCCATAAGAAACCTCTACCAGCAAAAGCTTTAAGCCTATCAGTTCTAGAAAGAATACTACCACCTTCTTGGAAACCAAGTAAGAATTGTTTTTGTGTGATTGCAGCAAACTGCATCAAGAATGATAAAGCACCACGTTGATATGGGAATGCTTGTGCTTTTGTCATACCTCCAGATAATCTACTACCTTCGTATGATATTACTTCAAGAGCTTCGGGAGTATTCCAGTTTTTACCTGGATTTTGTTTTTGCCAAAAATCTTTTGCTTGAAACCACATAAATATTCGGTTTGACAGTTCAGCTGCATCAAAACCCACTGCTCTAGCTAGTTTAACTCCAGCAGCAGGAACAGCTGTAATAGCAGCCGTACCTTTTTCTAAAGGTGTTTCAACTAAAGGTCTAGTAGAATCTATTAAGATCTGATTAACTAATAAGTTTTGATCAATTGATTGTAATAATCCAGATTCTTTAATAGCTTTAATTGAAGCTTCAAAATCAGCTTTATTTATAAAGTTACTTACAGAAGCGTAAGCAAATTTATTTATAGCTTTTTTATAAGGTTTAAGCATTTTAGCCTCATCAAGTAAAGCTAAACGACTAGCAAGCATCAAAGCTAGGTTTTTAGAGCCTTGTATAGGAAAGCTAACAACATGCTCAGCAATCTGAGAAGTTTGTACAAACCATTGTCTAGGAACGTTAAAAGTAATATAAAATAAAGAAGCTACACGTTGAGGTGCATTGATAATCATATTTTTATTACCAATTTCACGTAGTACATTACTAGGAATTTTATATTTCTCTAATACATCAGCAGCTACAACAAGAGCACTAGGAATAGAATCAGACCAGTCAGCAAATGAAGTAACTGTGCTATAGTACTCAAACTCTGCTTTAGCCTTTTCAAACTTAGCTTTCTCAGCTGCAGACATAGCTCTTGGTAATGGTTCAATTAACTCAATACGTGGTGGGAACTCACCTTCTCTAACTCTTGGTAAAAACTCTTTATAATTCTTAATAAAGTAAGTTTCAAATACATTCTTATAAGAACGTAAAGCATCCATACGAGCTAAACTTTGAGATGTCTTAATTAAAGCTGTAAGTGGATCTTCAATACGAGCCGGGCCTTGTAGTGATGGTAGTCTTTCACCACGGCGTAAAGCATTACGTACCACTTCACCATGAACTTCATATAGAGATACACGATCACCTAAGGATTCTTCACGAGCCTTACGTAGAGATACTGTATGATCTGGTAGTCTAGCTTCAAACTCTTTAAGTAAAGCATCAGCTTCATACTTAGTAGTAGCAGCTGCAACAGATCTAGAGTAGTTCTCTAGTTTAGTCTTGTCCATGATCTGATACCCATTAACATTAAGTTCTTTAGGTACAGCATCAATAAAGAAATGTTCTCTGTAAAGCACTGGAGAATATCCAGGAATTCTTCTAATAAGTTTTTGTGGAAGGATATCAAGTTTTACTCTATCTCCAACTAAACCATATTCATAGATCTTACCAGTAGCTGTATCCGTAAAAGCTTTTTCTAGAACTACTAGCTGTTTACCACCAATGTTATATACTCCATCAGTTTTAGATCTATCTAATTCAAATTCCACAGGAAGATCTAATGTAAGATCCCATACTGATTTAGGAGGTAGGTTACCCTCACCAACGAATGCAAAGTCTTTTCTAGCAGCACCAATGTACTTACCATCTTTATATAGACCATCAACATAGCCTTTACCAATTAATTCATTTCGTCTAGCTCTATCTGTTAAAGCTAAATCAAAGTAATTAATTTGTCTCCAATAAACTTGTTTCTCAAATAAAGTATCAAGTTGTTCTGTAGATAGTTTAGGGAACTTTAATCTTAATTCTTCTTTTGTAAATAACTCTCTACCTGCTTCTTGAGCATCATAAACAACAGTAGCTAATTCATTTTTAAGTTTACCATCGCCTAGTTTCTGTTTAACTAAACTAAGAGTTTGAGCTGATAGGTAAGAAGCTTTTTCAGCTTGTCTAGCTAAACCTTGTTCAATCCAAGGAGCAAACTTACCAGTAGGAGTAATCCATTTACCAAAAGTAGTTTGTGCAATCTTAGAAATGTCAAATTTATAACCAAAGTCTAGAACTGTTTGTACAGATTGAGGTCCACTTAAAACATTAGATAGTAGATCATATTCTTTATTATATTCCCATTCAACTGCAAATTGTTTGTTATCCATAACATCTGCTGTAAATTTAGGATCAGCTCGTAATGAATCAGGAGTATACTTTTGACCAGTAAGTCTATCAGTAATATAAACAGAACCTCTTTCTTCTTGTGGAAGACTGTCTAGTTGTTGTTTAAGATTGTCATAGGCATTAATAACACTTTCTCTAGAGTTAAAGAAGTAGTTACTATCTCTACCAAAGACAGCTTTAACTTGGAATAGAGTATCAGCTACATTAACAAGAGAGTTAGCTTGCATGTATGTAGGAGATGTAGATTCATTAATAATCTTGGTAACAGCACTAATATCAGATCTACGTTGTTCTACATCAATAACGTTAGGATCAAACTGTGTGTTCTCTAAAACGTTTTCTAGATCTTTATTAAGTTTAATAATCTCTTGATGCAAACTAGGATTGTTTCTAACATCTGGAGACTTCTCTGTAGTTTTAGGTAAGACATACTTATGAATTAATACACCAGGATCTTCCGCACCTAAAGATAAGGCAGTTTGTCCTGTTTGATCTTTAATACCTGCTTCTATAAGAGGAGCTGCAACAGCTGGATTAGCTTCTACGGTATTATCAAGAGGACTATCAGGACGAATGTCAATAGTTTCATCTCTCTTAGTAAACTTTTTAGTAATAGCTTTACCACCTTTGAATAAAGGGCCTCCAAAGATTAGCACAGCATCAGTAAGAACTTGTACTTGTCCTGGTTTAGTCTTACCAGATTGAGCTGCTTTCTCATCTAGTTTTTGAATAACAGTACCAATACCACCAGTAATACTATTAATTACTGAACCTTCATATTCTTTTTTAATAGCTTCAAACTCAGACTCTAAACCTAGTTTCTTAACAACAGTTTCTATTCTTAAATCAGACCAAGATGTAACAGGGCTAGTAGCTGCCCACTCTTCCCCTTTAGCAATAGCATTTTGCCAATCAACATTCTCTTTATTAATAGCTTGCTTAGTTAGGTTAGTAAAAGCATGACCTCGAGATTCAAGGAAAAAAGGTAAAGAACTAAAGAAATTAGCAAGACCTAAGAGCTCACCACCTACATCTTTAGCAATCTGACTTGGAGCTAGGGTTTTACCCCAATCAATATTACCATTTGGTTTTCTAATGATAAGACCTGGAGTTAGTCCTTCATAGATTTTTGGCATATTGTCGAGAACGGTATCAAAGAAAGATTCTTTACTTAGATCCTCTTTACGTGAAGCTATATCAGTTTTTTTATTTTGTAAAAGATTTACATTAGTATCTTGGGATGCATCATCTAGGTGTGTATCTCCTATTGGTAAAGACGCAATACGCTGAACATACTTATCTTTAATATCAGAAGATATATACCCTGTAGTAGAGTATATAGATAACATCTTAGTCTTTTGTTCTTTAGGAACATTAGGATCATTAATAAGTCCTAGAACTGCTTCTTTATTATTAGAGTCTTGTTCAGACATCCACATTTTTTTAGCATCTTCTAAAGATTGAGAATACCCTTGCTGTGTTAGTTCTCCATACATTTGAGTATAGTTATTAACTGGATCTGTTCCATAAGAACCAGCTGCATAGAAAGCATCATCATTAGCCTGTACTTCGGGTACTGGCTTAGTTGTTACTTCTATTTCAGGTAATACAAAATCTTCAGAGAATTCCATTAGTTTATCCTAGATTAACTAAAAATGTTTTCAAATGTTTGAAACCCACCTGTTTTTGTAAAGATATCGCCAGCTATACCACCTATTTGATTCCAACCTTTAGCTTCACCCATAGCTGTATAAGCTTCTGTACCAGCTTCACCGATAGCTCTACCAAAGTCTCCTTGTTGTCTAACGTTACTAATATTACTAGCTTCTTGTGTTGTAACAGCTCCAATTGCTCCTACTGAAGAAGATGTACCACCAATACCTAATCCACCACCAGCAGTTTCAGTAAGGACTTGAGCACGTCTAATACGAGCTTCTCTTTGTTGTTGAATCATAGCACGTCTAGCATTAATATCATTAAGTCTAGTTTGTAATTGTGTTTGACGAGTAGTAGCTTCAGCTGCTTGACCTGTAGCTTTTCTTTGTTGCATAAAGCTAGCAACTCCTACTATAGGACTAACTACATTACCAATAGCAGATGCTACTTTTATAATCGGACCTGCGGCTTTAACAACAGAACTAACTGCTGCTACTGCACCACCATATCCTACTTTTCTTGTATTTTTATGTTTCATATTATAACTCCAGTTTATATAATAATTTAGTACCTTTATCAGTCTGAGCTAAATACCCAGTATCTTTAAATCCAAAAAACCTATTAAATTTTGCTTCTTTTTCTGAATCACAGAGACTATATATTTCTGTGAATCCTTTATCCTTTAAACATTTAAGAATAACTTTCCAGATTTGTTTGTATCTTTTACACTCTTGAACACTCCACTTTTTAAACTCCAAGTGCATGATCGTTTTCTGTAAGAAGGGTTCATAACTTAAACCGACAAACCCATTGTCTTCTTCTTTATATATTACTTTTAAACTCATTACGGCTTACTTGTAGCTACTGCAGTTACTCCCCAACCTAGAATTTGCATATCTTTTCCAGCTTCAGATTGAATCTTTAAACTAACTGTTTTACCTGAGCCTCTGAGTTTATTCTTTGTTACAATAACTGAATCACCATAGTCAAATGGATCAGCAGGACCACTTGGTATATAGTTTCTTAGTAGTCTATATGCTTGGAATTGATTACCCCATTTACCACTGTTAGCAGAATTAGTCCAATTCCACTGAGCTTGCACTAAACAAGATGAAGGATTGTCAATTTCTAGATTAGCTCCAACTGTTGTAAAGCCATCTTCAGTTCTGTTAAAATAAAAGAACACATAGGGTATTTGTTTATTTCGTAGGATATCACCAAATAACTCATAACCAGTTACAAGATAGCTAGAGTAATTAGCTCCAGTACCACTACCAGCTGTTTCCCAATCTGTAAAACTTCTATTTACAAACTTAGAGATAGTGAAAGAGGTTCCAACCATTGTTAAGAAACTAAATTGAGTACTTCTAGATGCAACTAATGGTTCAGTAATAATAACTTTATCAGTTGACGTTACTATAACTTCATCAGTACCTACAAGAACATCTGAGTCTGTAGTTGTTATAGAGTATCCTGGAATATCAACATAGTCAGCTATGTATGGTGAATTACTTGCAAGACTAGAAAACTCATTAACGTAAAAAGCTTCTAGCGTTAAATCTAAAATAAGTTCTTTATTATATTTATTAATATAGTTACTAGTACTATAAGTATCAGTGTCATTATAAAGCCAACGAACTCTATTTTCTTTCTCATCATAGAATCCTTTACAGAAGTTTTTACCTACTGTTGGGATGTTTAAGAATAGAGTTTGAATTGTGGTTAATGAAATTGATTTAGCTGTAAATCTACCAGATGATGGGTCTGGAGTTAGTAAATAAATACCAGCTTTAGACCAATATACAAAGTTACCATTAACATTAACAATAGATTTAGCGTTTTTAACACCATTGGTTGATACTTTACTTGTTTGGAATGAAGTAGCTATAAAGCCACCAGTATCACCGTAGACTTCCCATACACCATTATCTGCAAATACTAATAAAGAAGATTGAGATGAAACAATCTTTATGATTTGAGTAGCTTCTGGTAGTTGTATTGTACCACCATCAGTTGTAACTAAATCATTAATTTCAGGATCTGTAGGGTCAGCTTCTTGATAACAAACTCCTAGTTTATCATCTCCTGTAACAACAGAAGTAAAGAAAATATAACCACTATAATTAGGTGATCTAGAATCCCCACTTGTAATAGATGAGTTTACACCAGAATAAAAAATACGGCTAGCATAAGACGCTACAGTAGAGAAAGATCCATTCTCTTTATCTAAAGGTAATCCAGTTAATCCTGCATTAGCTTCTCGTTCTGCTCCTCTATTAAAGGCATCAATAATATAACTACCCTTAGCAACTTGGAAGTTAGACTGTGAATTGTTTTCCATAGTCTGACCATCATATTTCTCATAGTCACCTGAGCTAGGGTTAGTAATCTTACCATTTATCCAAGAGTCTGCATTAGATGGATACTGTCCTATTTGAGTAAAAGTACGATCAATTGCGTCTGCTCCAGTACTTGTTTGGATTGTAGGAGCCCAACCTTGATTTCTTAAATTATACTTATGTTTATTAGTTAAAGATGTAGGACGTTGATTTACAAGTAAGCTGTCATCTACACCCCAAATATCACGAACTTCAACAGTAATGTTAGACTGAGTAACAGTATCTGTAGTTGAGTTATAAGAAAGAAGAATAGGATAGGTTAAATCTTCAGAAACAATAATTAATTTATTATTAATTGTAGCTGTTTCAATATCAGCTGTATTCAGACCAGCTAAAGTAATTGCAGAACCACCATTAAGAAAGTTAGCACTAGGAGCATTCGTAAGTAAATCAATAAACCAAAGTTTATCAAGAATACGAATAACACCAATAGCTACTGTGGTATCACCACCAGGAACATCCCATTTATGAAATGATTGTTTACCTGTTTGAAGAGCAGCTGAAGAGAATCCTGTAGCTTTGAGAGAGTAACCACCTTCGTAATCTAATCCTAGACGTCTAGATCTAGAACCATTACGGTTAAGGACAAAGTTACGTTCATCTATGGAAGCATTTTCAGGGAATGTAAGAGGACTTGCCTCTGTAATTAAACCCTTTGTAAATGATCTATAGATCTTCTCATTACCTACAGCCATTACTACTCCTTAGCTTCTAGTTTAGCTTTTTTAGTTTCTTGTTTCTCTAAATATTTATTGATAGCTGTTTCAGCAAAGAGTTCATTGGTAAAGATACCAGTAAGTTCTTCTGGTAACTCTCCACCTGAACCAAATTGAATCTTGTATTGAGCTGAAACTTTATCTCTATATACTTGTATTTCTTTTCCGTTAGGAGTTGTATAAGTCTTCATTATTTCTTTTTACTCATTTTCTTTAAAGTTTGTGCTAGTCGTGCACGTTGACCCATTTTACCTGGTTTCTTAGCTGCTTTAGCTAACATACCAGCAGGAATTGTTTTACCTTCTTTTACCCCTAGGGCTTTTCTTAAGGCTCCTGGTTTTTTTATTGCTTTTTGTATCCACTTTTCTGCCATTCTTTTTTCCTTTCTTTCCGTATTGTTCTGCGTTAATAAATGCTGGGGTATTACTTGTGAGCATTGACATCAATACCCTCCCATCCTAGTTGTTTTTCCTTTTCGTCCATAATTAGGGTATTTAATACCATTACTAATTTTCCAAGCTTCCTGACTCATCTTACGCTTTTGTGATACAGATATCTGTTCAGCTTTAGGATTAGGAAGTTGTTTTAAAGTTAAGAATGCAGCTGATTTAGCTTCATTAAGTAGATAAGTAAACATCTGAACAGGTAGATCAGGAGTAAATGTATCTGATAGTGTAAAAGCTACAGATCGTTTACCATGACATTGTGTTTTACTATTTTGTAAAGAAGATTCTACAGCAGAATTATAAGCATCAAATACCACATAGTCATCATCAAATGATGTAAAGTAAGCTGGAGCTCTATCATCATAGACATTAATCTTAATACCAGTAGAGTCTGTAACAACTGTAACTTTAGAATCAGTACTTAAACGTTGATCTGTAATATCAAGAAACTCTTCTGGAGTTTTATAGATGATCTTAGTGAATCTGTTACGAGTTTCTCCAGGTTTCTTACAATCATACTTAATCCATTTAAGATCAATGATTGTTTCTGGTAATCTCATATGAGTAGGTCTAGCTACTGTACCACTTGTACCTAATTGAAAAAGTTCATATAACCATGGATAGTCTTTACCATCTACGATATTATAGTAAGTTGATTTAACTAGTTGTGCTACTTGAAGAGACTCAACACTATCATTAATAGAGTTGACTTCATCTGAATCCATATCAGACATAATATCTTGTACAATTTCAAGTAGTGTCATCTTAGCCATGATATATTCCTATAGTTTAACAGCAGATAAACCTGCTTCAATAACTGTAATTGCTGTGGAAGATGATGTTGCATCCCCACCAACATACATTGATAATACTTGACCTGCAGTAGCAGTTACTAAACCTGTAGCTGAAATATGTAGCTTATCAGAACCATTAGTTGTTTTAGAAACTGTAAGTGTTCTACCACTTGAAGTACCATCTAAATTGTATTTAAAATTATAAAGAGTACCAGAAGCTAAAGAAGCTGTACTAAACTGGCACCAGAAGTTAATCATATAGTTACCTGCTTCAGCTAGCGTGATTGTTCCATTTGCAGCAGATACTGTTAATACATTAGTTATACCAGCTGTCCATTCTGTACCTGGATTTAATTTTGCATATGCTGATGATCCTGAAAGAGTTTGTGCAGTTGCACCTGCATCAATATAGATTTCAGCATGAGCTTTACCAGGAGGATATACCCAAGTTCCTGAACCTGATCCATTAGCTTGATATACTTTTCCTGATGCTGCAGAAGCTACACCTTTTGGTTCATGTAAGTCTGCATCTGCAATTAGTTTGTGCTGAATTGTCATTTAGAATTCCTTAAGAGAAAGGGAGAGGCCCCTATCAATATAGAGGCCATACCCAGTTTGTTACTTAGTCCTTGTTGTAAACATACTTAACAACTACGCGACCAGCGCCAGCTGTTAAATCTGCTACTGTAGGAGTTACAACTAATTCACCTGCTGTTGCACCAATTGTTTTACCAACTAAAGCACCTGAACCAGTAACTACGTTACCAGCAGTACCAATAGCTGTTTGTGTTGCATTAGCTGCAGTGATTAAACCATCAGCATCAATAGCTGCTCCAGCTGCTGTGTATAGACCAATGTCTAAGTCAGTTGTAGTAGATGTTGATGTGAAAGCTACGTCCACGATTAATTCAGCTGAAATAATTGTAGCATTAGCTGGAATAACGTGTTGTAAGTTGTTAGAACCGTAGTTTGGAAGATCGTTATAATCGAAATCCCATACAGCCCATTTGTAAAGATCATCGCAAGTTTCTGCTCCGAATTTACCATTTGTAGTTCTAACACCATAGTGTTGAGCTACACCTCTTTTTGCATCGATTTCAAAACCCATGTTATTCTCCTTAGTATGTAGAACCGCTAGTTAAAATAACACCAAGTGTGTCAACACGTTGGGCACCGAAACCAAATCTAGAAGTAACTTGGTATTTATCTGAGCGAGTTTCTTCGTCTCTCCAACCTTCAGTCTTAGGAGCACGTCTCCAAGCATGCATGATTGGTTTTGTTGAGTCGTCAGCTACACTCATAAATACGTTTGCTACGTCACCGATTTCTGCTGTATCGTTTGCTAAGCCATATGAAGAAGCGTTTAATGCCTCTGTAGCTGTCTTAACTGGTAAACGATTAGAAGTCCAGATGTCGAAACCAAAGATGTTTTTAACAAATTTGTGATCTTTAGCAAAACCTTCTGTAACAATACCTTCGAACATTGGGTTGTTAGATACTGATACTAAGTTAGAAATGCTATTTAATGTTGCTTCAACGATAGGATCAACAATAGCGATACGACCAGCTGTAGGAACATTAGCTTTATCAAATGCTAATTTCATAGCAATGAAGTCAGATAATGTCATAACGCGTGTAGATGCACCTGCGCCACCAGCTACCCAACGATGTGGACGGCCGTTAACTAGGTTTACGTTAGCGTTAGTTTGAGCTAAGTTAGCTACTGATAAGAAACGTGATTCATGGTTTTCACCAAGAGCACGTGTTGATTCCATTGCACGCATAGACATTAATGAGTCTACTTGAGCACCATCTTCACGTAAGTCATCACTAACTTTCCAAGCGTCACCAACGTAGTCAGTGATAGCTAAAGTGATTGTACCTGTGTCGATAGGGTTAAAGTTTAATGGTGTATCTTCAGCTGCATCTTGAATAGACACTGTACCAACTGTTTTGATGTTTAAAGTAGTGCCAGAACCGAAGTCTGATACATCTCTCCACATACCTTCAGGTAGTAAAAAGTCATGTAAGTTATCAAGAATAAACTGTGAATACTGTTGTGCCTCAATAAAGGCAGTTGTATTACTAGTTAATTGTGACATGTTTTTTCCTTAGTTTGATAAATTTAATTTAACTTTTTCACCAGCTATTTTCCAAGCATTGACTAAATCTTTAGTAGTAGCTCCTTGTTTAACCCTAGCAGATAACTGATTAGGATCTTGTTTATTACCAAGGGTTTCTGTATTTACTGTGCTAGTAGGTTTACCTGCTATTGGAGCAGATGTTCCTTCTAGACCAGCTAGTTTTAGTACAATCTTAGGTGAACTGGCTGCCAAGCTATTTAGTTGTTGTACAGTTAATCCACTTTCTTTAGCAACAGTATTATAGACTTCTTCAGCTTTAGAACCAAACTTCTCAGTAAACTTATTAGCTACTGATTCAGCATTAGTCTTCGCTGCTCTTTGTCTTTCCTTATGCTCAAGAGTTTGATCAACGATTTGCATTAATTTATCTTGATCAAATTCAGTTCCAGCAGGGGTAGCCTGTGGTTGAATTCCAGACTTAATTTCATCTAGAAGTTCTTCAGCTGTTCTACGTTTAGCTAGTTCTTCTCTAGCAGCAGCTAACTCAGACTCTAAAGTTTGAATATGCTTCTGTGCGTGAGGAACTGACTTTAACGCATCTTCTACTGATGAATACTTCTTACCATCACCTACTAATTCAGCAGCTTCTGTCGGAATCTGGAATACGGGTTGTTGGTTATCTTGGTTCTGAACTTCGTTGGTACTTGGTTCAGGTGTTTTATTGTCTTCAGACATTACTTTCTCCTTTGTCAGGTAATAAAGACTGAAGTTTTAGAAATGCTTTTTGGAAGCCTAATTGATAAGCTTGATATTCAGCCCAAGAAGGAAGAATAGCCCCTGGAGGTAACTCACCTTCCATTTGAGGTTGTAAAAGATCCTCTTCAAGAGGTGTAGCTTGTTCAATTTGCATCTCTTGTTGAACTTGGTTAACAAGCTTTTGAGTTTCAGCTTGTTCAAATATAGCTGCATTATCTTTAATAAATTCATATTTCTCAAAGCCCATATATTCTTCAACCATCTTAGCAAGACGTTTAGAAGAAACATGCGGAGCAATAGCTTGTCCCATAGGACTATTAAAGATACCAAGCATATTCTGAATAAGTTGAGCTCTAGCTGCAAAATGTCTAGCTCCGATAGGACGAAGCTTACCTTTAGCAGTAATATCATCTTTAGTAATAGAAATGAAATCAGTTACACCAAGGTCATCATCCATTACTCTAGATATCTCAGCTATATCCATATTACGTCTAGCCATCTCTAACATAGTATTAAGAATTGGCTCTAAGAACTCAATTTCAAACTTATTAATCTTATGTTGGAATATACGTCCAGCTGCATTCTGTAATTGTTGTACTTCAAATGCTGTTTTTTCACCAGGACTACGGATACCCATAGCCTCTTTAGGAGCTCCAGCCATTTCTTCCATTAGTGCTAGTAAAGCAGCAATCTCATTGTTTACTTGGAAAGCGGCAGCATTAGGAGCTAACATCTCTACAGCACCATCTTCTGGGATGTGGATAGTAGTCTCAGGACCCCATTCAAAAGGTTCTACATCTCCTTTAACAACCATAGGAGGATGAATAGTCAGATCCATAGCATCGGCTTTTAAGTTCTCCAAATGATCAATACGATATTGTAAACCTACAAGGTTGTCTAACGGACCCATACAATATAGATTATCTGGTCTTTCTCTCCAACCTACATGATGTTTTGTATCACGACCTAACCAAGATGGATTCTCAATATTACGGATAATATAACTTCTATCAATAATAGTAATAATTCTACGCTCTAATAGATCACCTTTAACTTCATCATAAAGGTCTCCTTCAAACTCGAGGATTTCTACTAAACCTGATTGGTAGTATTCTTGAAGAGACCCAAAACCATCTACACTAAAACCTTCAGCTTTATTAATATCTTCCATTTTAAATGCTGATATATTTCTACGTACAGCTATGGCTTTTTCAAAAGCTGCTTCATCGTAGTTTAAATCAGGACGATATTTAATATCTTTCTTAAGTTCACCAACAGATTTAACATATCGTGTAAACTTTGGAGACTCTTTAAAAGTTCTAGCTGTAGGATTAAATACAATATCAAATGGAGATATACGTTCTAGTTTAGGACCTTGATATGTTGTAATCTCTTGATCTGTGTATTGATCTCTATGCTTTTCATTTACATAAATAACATCAGCAAAACAATTACCATAGTCAATGTAATCATAAAGAAGTTGAGAAATCGTTTCTCTAAAATTAGACTCTCTTAACTTAGTCTTAATATAAGATTCAATAGCTCTACGTTTGTTATGAGTAGAAGCTTCTAGATTATAACCTTCCCATTTAACCCAGTCATCATTAGGGAATAGAGCATCCATATAGTTGGCATGAAGGTTATCTCTAATTTGAGTAAGTTTAGGAAGTGTTGTTTTATTCTTCCAAGGTAATTTAGAATTGGTAGTTTTAGTAGTATCTGTAGCAAATAGGTAATTACGAAGCTCTCTCCATTCTACTTCTTTATCATCACGTTGAATCCACCAATTATTGTAAAGACCTGCTAAACGTTTTGCTAGACCTTCTCTATCCATTAATTGTCTTAGTTGTGCTACTTTCCCTGCCATAATTTTTCCTTAATAAGAAACACCACCGAAGCGGCTGTGAGTAACTATATTTTTACCTATTGAGAATGTTCCAACTCTATTCTTAGGTATGATTGCTATTGAGATAGCATTAGCTAGTGCGTCTTTAATATCGTCATGTGGAGGATGAGCCATTACTAACTCTTCTTCTAATGACTGACAATTACCACCTTTGTAGTGCCATATTTGCATGTTATCATACTTAGGTTCTAGTACAGCTGAAACACGTTCAAACTTATCACCTAAAGACCTAGTAGGTCTAAATTCATCAATTGAAAGAGGTATACCATTAGGTTTAAGGTAACTCTCTTTTAGTTCTTTTACAATTGTTTGTTGAGCTACAGTAATCTCAGCTCTAATCTTTCTAAAGCCCCACTTTTCCCAAGCTTTTACTATGTGCTCATAGTAATCTACAATTCTGTCAGTTTTAAATCTATCTATATCTAGAATATAGTAATTACCTTGATGATCAACACCAATCGTAACTAAGGCTGTATAGTCAGCTTTTTTACGAAGAGAGAAAGCAAAGTCAATAGCAGCATAAATATTAAGCTTCCTATCTCTAATATACCAATCCCCTTCTTTATTCTGAAGTATAGATTTATCAAAATACTGAAACTTCTCTGAGCTAATCCTTGCAACATCTTCACTATTTGGATTATTGTAGTATTGTGCATAAAATTGTGTAGCATCAATGTATTTAGCTTTAATTCGTGCTAGTTCTTTATCATCAAACCCAAATCGTTTACCATCTGCACGAGTTTGTTTAGGCCAGAGGAACTCTCCATTAGTCTCAACTACTCTTTGAAACAACTCATAAACTTCTTCTTCGGAAGTAATATCACCATCATCACCATAGATAGTTTCTTTCATAGCTACCATGGTATCATATATATCTTTTGGATGGTACCTAGTACCTACAACCCACTCTCTCGCTCCTGGATTTTCAATGGAAGCAAGTTGAGAATAAGCTGCCTCAACTTTCTCACGACCATCAGCTGTATAAGCGTTCCCAGGTACAACAATGTCGTCAAGAACAACAACGTCAGCATGAAAACCTGTGGTATTAGATGTAAGACCAACAGCTTTACAGGTTGCATCTCGAATCCCTTCTAATTTACGTTGAGGGTGATCAACAGCAATTTCAGAAACTGCCCATTTCTCACGTTTACCTTCTTCTGGATGAATCATCTCAGGCCAGTACCTACGATAAATAGGACTATCTATAATCTGTTTAATAGCATATAACTGTTTCTCAGCTAGATCAGCTGTAGCAGAGACATATAGAATCGTTGTTTCTGGATATTTAGTAATCCACCAAGCAGTTCTATATGCAATCAACTTACTTTTCATGTGTCCACGAGGAAGTAAAACTAATTGGTTGTTCTTAGCTTCAGAACGAGTCCACCATTGAATTAGTTCTTCATGAACAGCTCCTAACATCAAGTGTGGAGCTACAAGTTTAATAAAGATTGACAAGTCTGCTTCTGCTGACTCTCTAATCTGATCTAATTTATCTTTCATTATCTATATCTAGCTGCTTTTTTAGCTACATTCTTTGGCTGTGCTACAAACTGTTTACCTTTTCTATTACCTTCTGCTTTAGCTCTATTAGTAGCAGCTTTTTCAGCTGGACTTAGAGCTTTCCAAGCAGCATCTGGTAGATATCTTTTCTTACCTTTAGATGGAGTACCATCAGAAGTTCTCCACTTTTGCTTAGTCCAGTTTTTTAAAGACTGTTGTGACTTAGCTAAAGCCATTATTTATAACCTCCACCAGCTTTTTTATACTCACGAGCTAACATCTGAGCTTTACGAGCTGACCATTCACCTGGATCTCCACCCTTACTACCAGCTTTAATCTTATTAAACAGACTTTTTCTTAAAGTAGGTTTAGTGTAGTTACCAGCTTGATTAACTTTAGACTTAGGTTTTTTTACCATTTTACTTTATCCGCCCAGTATGCAGCTGACATTTTACCTTTAGATATATTACTCGCATGGCGAGCTTTAAAAGATTTCTGTCTAGCTTTTTGTTTAGCAGTTTTAGGATTAGATCCAGCACCACTTACTCCTTGTTGTCCAAAGCGAATAAGCTTTTCTTTATCTCCTACTTTAGCTAATACAGCATGACTCTTAGTAGGGTGACCTGGAGTACGTTTAGGTTTGTTATAACCTGAAAACGTCTCACTGCCTTTTTTAATAGCCATGACTATTTCTTTTTGCTTTTAGCAGGTTTAGCCATCATCTTTTTACCTGATTTGCTTGCTGCTTTTTTAGCTGCTGCCATACCTGATTTAGTATAAGCGTATTTCTTTCCGTTTACCATTGGCATAATATTCTCCTTTAATTAAAGTTTTTAGTTCCACTACCATTTATTACTAACGCTTGTTTACGAGGTTTAGAACCCTCTTCACAAAAACTAATGTGTATCCAACGATCAAACTCCAAAATAACTTGATCATATGGAATATCACTTGATATAATCTTTTTAATAATGTCTTTAGGTGTTCCAAAGGATGGACAGATAATATCTGCCGCCAATCCTTTCGTGTGTTGACTTGTCGGTTTGCTTCCAAGTAGGTTATTAACCAAAATAGACCGATAGCCACTATTAACAATAACAGGTTTTCCAAGTAAGGTTCTGACACGTTCTAGTCCTTCAGCTAAAATTTTTAGATTAGTTAAAATCAAAGGGCTAGCTGGAGTATTGTCTATTCCGTGCCTATCTGCTAGTTCTGATGCTGTTAATTCTTCAAGCGTAAAGTGCTTTGTTAATTTCATTTCTTCTTAATGTAGAATAAACTTCTTTCACCAAATAGATAGAAACCAACTGCACTTGCAAAGTTATCGACTTCTGGTGTTGATGTTCCATTTAAGTGCATAACAGCCCAAGTAGTCAATACTAGTAAACCAATAGCTGGACGCATGAGTCTTACAACTGCTTCTACCCATAGATATGAAGGATTACCTCCACCAGCTTCATTCATGACTTTAAAGAACTCTAAGTCAATTTGTTTCATCTGAGCATATTGTTCTATAGTAGCTGGTTTAAATTGATCTGGTGCTACAAATCTGTTAATTAAAGACTTGCCTAGATCTACTGCTAAAGGGCCTAAAGCTGCTAATAAAGTTATTGGGTCCATATTATTTGAATAAGTTATTTAAAAGTAATACAATGACTGTACCAAAAGCACCAAGAAGTATTTGTTCTAATCGTTTTAAACGAGCATTAATCTGCTCATAACGCATAGCACAGATTTCTTCGTGTGTACTTAGGCGATGATCTACGTCTTGGATGTCAGGCTTGGTCATTTCTGTTAGTTCCATTTCTGATTAGTAACAATCTTAATAAATTCTTCTAAGTATTCACAAGCAGCTATCTCAGCTTCAAGTCTATCTGCTTCAGCTACAATCTTAGCTCTTTCAGTCACAATCTTAGATGGAATGTCGATATTACGTTCTACTTTACGAATAACATACCAGTCTGTTTGTTAATGGTTTTGGATTAGTTGGATTGCCGTCCCAGTAGAATCTATCATCGAGCCTAATTGGATCTGCTACCCAGATAATCCCAATAGCTAGTTTTTCTGCTTCAGTTGATTTGTATAACCAATCTGAACCATATTGAGTACCTTTTGCATCAACAAATGGTACACCTTCAGTAAGTCGTTTTCCGTTAATTAAAAACATAATTTTTCCTTTGTTAAATTGTTACCTTGCCAAGCTATTCTTAAAGGGGTTCTCGCTAAATGCTGCATAGATTATATTTTCACCACTTCCGTTCCATCCAGCAAAAGAATTTCTCATTTTGAATCCGTTACTTAAAAAGTCTACCAATACAAATCCACTACCTTCTGCTCCAGAAGAACTTGCAAGTAGATAGTTACCAATAACATTATAAGTTGCTCTAGCAGAGTCAACGATAATCCATTCATTTACAGCATTAGTAACTTTAATCATTAAAAATTTAGGTCTAAAGCCAAGATATATAAACGGACCATCTGTAGAACCATTACCTGTGTAAGAACCAAATTTACTAAACCCTGCTATTTCTGCCCAAGCATAAGTAATCATTGGATTACTTGTTCCAGCTCCCATAGCTGAGTTATTTATAGATATTACTGATGATGTTGGGTCAGTAGAGTTCCAAGGTGCTACTCCAGTTGCAAATGCTCCAGTACCATTAAGTAATAGATAGCCATTATTGCCTCCCATGTTCTTGTGATACACAATCCAATTCTCTGTTGTGTTTCTGCGTCTAGCAATAATGAATACAGGGGCAACACCAAGTCCATGTCCTATAGTTCCATTTGACCCTGTTGATGTCCAACTAATAATACTAAACCCAGCAGTTGTGTTTGCTTGAACAGTTGATGTAATAGAACCTTGCGTGTTAGATGATGTAGTTCCACCATTAGCTTTCCATGTCCAAGCTACTAAAGTTCCATAATTTGAGTAATTAGAATTTCCCACAGTAAAACTTGATGCACCAATAGCAGTTAAAACATCACTATCAGTTCCTTCAGCATTAGTTAAATTAGAATATAATTGTTTAGTAATTCCTCTATTAGTATCAATTAGAGCATGATCATAAGATGCACTTCTTTTTTTAAACCATAAAAAGTCAGGTTGAAAATTAGATGAAATTACTTGTGTTGTAGGGCTACCATTAGTTCCTGTATAGGCAGTAGCATCCATATAGCTATTACCTTTTTTGATAGTGCTATCTGGAAGGTTGTAAGTGTTTAGTGCTAAATGATTTGTTCTTGGTGTGTATGCGAATGGTCTTTGACCAAAGTTATATACCCATGATGGAGTTCCACTTGATGCGTTCCAGACATAAGCATGAAATACTCTAGATCCTATTGTTGAATATGAAGAAAAATCATATGTATATTGCAATACACCATTCTTATACCAATAAGAGATATTATTATCTAAGTCTAAAGCAAGAGCTAGAACATCGCTATTGGTGTATGTATATGCAGAAGTTACATAAGTATTAGTGCCATTAACTATTCTTGCAATACCAGATGTTGGATGCCAATACATACCAAATTTATCTTGTTCAGCAGCAATTGTATCACTACCAGTAAACCCAAATCTACCACCTATAGTTCCACTTGTAACACTAGATCCTACAGCTTCCCAGTACCATTTACCAGAAGTTGCTCCTATTGTAGATTTGTTTCCACATACGTTAGTTGAAGAAGCCCAGTTTAAATTTCCAGCAGATAATGTTCCACTAACTGAAGCAAAATCCAATGGATTCAACGTCGCATAATTAGCCACAGTCGTACTTGTTAGCGTAGGGCTATCATACATAACAGAATAACTTTGATCTGATATATCATTGACATTCCATCCAGTTCCAATAAACCAATTGTTATAGTTTCCACTATAATCAGTTGCAATAGATGGAGCTGCATAAGGAACTACACCATAAGATATTGTAAAGCTACCATTATTTGTAAGAGTAAAGTTATTAGGAGAGTTATCAATTAGTGTTGAATCTTGTAATGTTAATAATTGTGTATTAGCAATAGCTGTTAATTTAGTTGTCGTTGGTTTAAATTTAGACGTATATACAGCAGTGCCATTTACAATTCTAAATCCATGTATAAAAGCATTAAGATAGTTTGTAGAATCTCTGCCAATTCTAAATGCACCAGATGTTCCTGGGTAATGAATTGAACTTGTGCTTATATTAATAGTTGTTGGTAATGGAATACCATTAATATAGGCTGTAATCGTAGATCCATTTCTAACAATAGCAATATGATTCCACTGATTAGATTGCATATTATGGGCACCAAAACTTGTATCTGTATTATTAGTTCCATTGGTAGAATATGCAAGGTTTAGATTACCACCACTGTAATAAATAACCATGGCTCTATTTGTAGATCCTTCATATCCATAGTTAAATAATACTTGATTAGTTTGAGAATTTGGCCATACAAATGCTTCAATAGTCCAGTTGTTATTACTAAAGTTAAATGCAGATGTTGGAGTTAATGATACAAACTGACTTGATCCATTTAACAAAGCACCATATTGATATGATAATGAACTCGAATCATTAGCAAACTTTAGATAGAATCCATTAGTGCCATAAGTGCCTGTGTATTTTTTAGGTTTCCATACTCCAGTGATTGCATCTGTTTCACCGAATGATGATGGTGTTAAGGCTTGTCCGTCAATACTATAAAATTCAGTCATATAACCATCAAAATAATCACCAGATGTTCTAGCATTTCTGCCAATATTATGAGCAATAGTATTGTTCCATGCTAAGTCTGTATTTTGAGTGACTGGAGTTCCACTAAATGTATATTCAACGCCATTAACATAAACTCTATGTCTATTTGCACCAGTTGCCTGTGTTGTATCTATTGTTAATACAACATGATACCAAGCTGATGGATCACGAAATACAGCTGCTGTTGTCATGCCAGTAGACCATGGACCCCAATATAATATATTGCCAGATGTTAATCTGAAGTCCATATTGCCACTATCAGAGTCGGCACTATAAGCACTTAAGAACTTTTGATCTACGCCGAGAGTTCCTCTTTTAAACCAAAAAGATATTGTAAATGTTTTTCTATTTCCAGCACTTGCTGGTGTTCTTAATAAATAAGCACTCGCTGCACTTCTAAAGCGAAGTGAGTTGTTTATGTCATAGCCAGTAGTTTCTATGGCACCACTAGGTAGTAAGCTCATTAGCTAAGGGCTCCTGATGCAGTAACGTATACATTGGTACCATCTGTAAAGTATGATAACAAGTAAGTACCTGCTGTTGAGATTGTTGCTAGAGTTGATGCACCTACTTTAGTTGTAGCTGCAGCTGAGATAGAGTAACCTGAAGTATTTACTAAAAGAACCCAACCAGATTGACCTGCTGTGATATTAGTAAAGGTAAGTGTGAATGTACCTGTAGGAGTACATTTAAAATTGTTAGTCACGTTCATGTCAAATGAACCATCATTGTCAGTAGTGACTGTACCACGTTGTGCACCACTCCAAGTTTGGTCTACATCAACATAAGCAATATCAGCATCTGCTACTGCAGCACCTATATCACCTGGAGCTGTGTTCGCTTTAACATACGCTAAGATCTGAGCACCAGTAACCTTTTTAGAGGTACCTGCTTCGTTGATTTCAAACTCGTTTGCCCCAACAACTGACCCTGCTGCGGTTAAGCCTGATATT